ATGTTCCCTAAAGTATACGAAGTATAATAAGTTCACTAAACAATGAGTAAACAAAGTAGACGATACGTGTTCACATTAAACAACTACACCGCGGAAGAAATAGAGTCCATAGGGACCTCTACTTTCCGCTACATAATATACGGCAAAGAAATCGGGGAAAGCGGCACTCCACATCTTCAAGGATACATGGAGCTAGCAAAACCAATGACATTCGTTGCTATTAAAAAGCAATGCCCCGGATTTCAACGAGCCAACTTCCAACCAGCCAAAGGCACTAGAGAACACAACCATGCATACTGCTCCAAAGGAATACAATCCCACGCCGAATTCGATGAATACAAAACAATAGGCCCTAACTGGGGACGCCTAGCTCAAGTAACTGAAATTGGCGATTGGAGCGCTGGTGGACAAGGATCTCGCACTGACTGGCACAAAATATACGAGTTCATCCAAGAAAACCCTTCTATGCCCGATATACTCAGAGAGTATCCAGAACAAACCATTAAATACACTAATGGCATCAAAGCAGCTCTCAACACTATCAAACAAGAAGTTGCCAAAGAAAAGCTCCTAAACGAGCTAAACAACTTTGTACCAAACTTCTGGCAACAAGAGCTACTAAATGACCTCCACAAAGCTCCACATAACCGTAAAGTAACCTGGATAGTAGACGAAAAAGGAGGACGTGGAAAGACATATCTTGCCCGCTACCTACTATCAAACATGGGAGCCTGCTATCTAACAAATAGTAAGACCGCCGATGGAGCTCACGCCTACAATGGTGAAAACATTGTAGTATTCGATTACAGCAGATCAAATGAAGGCCAAATCAACTATGGTATCATAGAACAAATCAAAAATGGCCTCATATTCTCTCCAAAATATGACAGCTGTACCAAAGTGAATGCTATCCCCCACGTAGTTTGTTTCAGCAACTTTCAACCAGACCAAACAAAACTGAGCGCCGACCGCTGGGATATACGCATTCTAGACGAAGAGTCTACAAGACCTTCCGTCAAAATCGAAACCTCCACGGATGGGGTAACTAATAGTTACCCCACCATGGAAGAAGATCCCTTGAGTTGGGATGATGTCTACGAAATACTCAACACACAAGACGTAGACACAGGTGTATGTCAAACTGACACCCCTGCCGAAAGACCACTAGAAAATATCTCGTCGAGTTTCGGAGCCCCTCAACAACACACAGAATGTGCGGGTGTGGGTAATACTGGGCCACACCCTAAATGCACCTTCTGCGACCTTATGGCACCTGCCATAGCTCAAAACCTCGTTACTGTAATAGACACTCGGTGCCGTAATGAGAACATTCTAAACGACATCTCTGACGATGAGTTCGAAGATGCAAAAGACTATTGGGATGACAATGCACTCTCAATATAACAGGATAACTACTAGTTAACCCACCAAAAAAAAGATGGTGTACATACAACGTACGCCACCAAACTATCAACATACAAACACATATGGTCGGTGTGGTGGGTCCCACGCGCGGGACGCCCCCACCACCCTCGACCAAGATCAGTAAACCTTACTGCCGCGGCCCACGCTTGCTACGATAGCACTTCGTGCTATCTCCACTGCGCGCTGTGCCTTGCCTCTGTCATGGGAGTGGGCCCTCGGGCGCTCACGCGGCCCTTCGGGGTCACGCCTGCGGCGCAACTGTTAATATAAGCCTAATGCACGTCCTGCACCACTAAAAGGGGCTTTTTTGTCCTTAAGAACTTCGTTGCGCTATATGCAAATCAGCAGATGTTACGTCCGCCGGAAGAGTTCCTGCAGCTCCGAAAGTAATCACTGCGGAATAATCCGTTATATATATCTCAAACATCTGAATCATACCAGTAGACGTTACACCATTTTGGGTATGAAACTGATCAATCGTATGATTAACAAACGCATCAGACAGAATACAACCAGAAGTCGCAGTTAAAGAAGGAACATCCAAAGCAGCAGTAGATGTACCAACACAATTCCAAGCAATATAAAATACACCAGAATTCAACGTAGCTGGAAATGTCAATGTAGTTCCAGTAAAATCTATTTGCAACGTATTCTGAGGATCAGGAGTTTGTCCCGACCCAAATGGAGCAACCGCTGTTACACCACCTAACAACCAATGACCGCCGAGAACATCGTCGTCATCATCAACAAGCTTCGGTTTATAGAAACAAACCTCATAAGTACACCAGAGCTCTCCTAGTACGCCCGAGCCAGAGTTCCCACCGGTAGCGATCTGAAACTTCCCAAGGTCGTATAATCGCTGATCGGCATTGTTCTCTACTGGTCCCGTACGTACATACAGAGGATCTGTCGGAGTAAGAGAACGCTTACACTCAATAGGATGAATAAACGATTCAGAAGGCTTGGCACTATTAGCAAACTCATAATTCTCTAAATGAACCTTATCTTGAAAAGGAGGCTGTAAAGAGTTATATTGGGTTGCCATAGCAACATAACCAAGAGCAGCTGAAGCAGCAGTAGTATAATCAGCAGACAACGTCTTATACTCAAATATCATACCAGTTATCATATACTGTTCAAAATTATCGGCAACACCTGATAACCAAGGGAAAGTAGTCGATATACCTGGATTAATATCATAAGCAGTTAACGTAAATGCTGAATTAGCAGTTATATCACCAATATACTCACGATGACGCAAACAAACGCCTCTCTTAGAATAATTGATCAACTCAGGAGGTGAGAACCTCTCACCCATCAATGAGTTCACCTCTATCGAATAGTCCCCAAAGCCCGTAAAATGCTTAATTAGGTTCTGTCCTAAATGTCCGATACCACTACCTATCATACCACCAATAGGACCACCAATAACAGTACCAAGACCACCACCAATCATTGATCCCCAAGGGACAGATGAATTGGAAGCCTTGGCCTTACGATACGCGCCACGACCAGTATAAACTGGTAAAGGACGCTGCACACGCGCGTATTGCTTACGACGATACGTGCGCTTCTTTTTTGGAACAACAACTAACGTTTTTGACATGTGTATACATACCATGACATAATATTTTTAAAAAATAAATAATTATTCATTAATTATTTTATTTTATTTTTTTAATGTTCCCTAAAGTATACGAAGTATAATAAGTTCACTAAACAATGAGTAAACAAA